GCATTGCTATTATGTTTTTTACTATCATGGCTGTATAATTGTAATTTGTGTTTGTGCTGTAGTTCCATCTGCAAAAGTAAACGTAACTATTAAAGTTATTATTTGCGTTGAGCTTTCATCTGTTATGAAGCGTTCATATTCTTCCGTGTTTATGTAGTCTTCGGAATCTTCAGTTATTATGTACGTTCCGCTTTCTGTATTTTCAGGAATACAAACTTGTATATTTTGGCTTTCATAAATTGTACTAGGCGTTATTGTTACACCTGCAAAACTTGTAGTTATATCCGCTTGAACTGCGCCATTTATAAAGTTTATAGGAACGTCTAAACATTGCGCGTCTTTACTTGGCGTTATTACTTGGTCAGGATTAACAGGCCTAAAATCTAACAACAAGCTAAAGTTTACTTCGCCTGTAGTTAGGTTCGATTTCATTTCGTTTATTATGTAGCGTTTATCTCTGATTACTAGTCTGTCATTTAAACGAAGGCTTGTTAATAAACTTACAGGTAAAATAGTTTTTACTTTATACAATCTGTTTTTTAAGTTGTATAGGTTTACTAAATAAGGAAAGTAATAAGTTTGATATAATCCGTTTTGAATTGTTTCTTGTTCTACTATTGAAATTTCAGCACCCCAATTTAAAGAATAGTTCGTGTTTTGATAGATTAAATCTTGACCAAATATAGCGTAGTCTGTTATGTCTTGCGTTGTAGTATCGTCAAAAAACTTAATAGGCGTTGAGGCTGTTCCTTGCCCATAAAAATAAAGCAATACAGGTTTAGGCGTATAGGCTTGATAGTTTTGGTCTAAACAATAACCAACAAATACACCGCTTCCCGTGAATTCAGTAAATTGTAAATTTTCAAATGGTTGTTGTATAACATATTCTGAACCATCATAATCAAATTTGTAACTTAAATCGCCATATTCTCTACCTGTTAAAGTAAAGAAATTTCTATTTGTGAAAGAATTACTTTGTTGATATTTGAATTCAATGTTCTTATAAAGTTTTATTCTTTCAACATCTATAGAAGTTACATCCGTGTATTCTGTAACGTCTGTTATAACGCCTTGTGCGTACCATTCGTCTAAAGGAAGTACTTCAAAAGTGTCAGTTCCTACGCCTACACAAGTTGCGTTAAACTGCTTTAAAACGCCTGTAAAGAAATCGCTAACTTTGAAATCAGGTAGCGTAGAATTTAAGTTTATATTTCCTGTTAATACGTTCGTGTTTGTGTCAATTACTGAATAACTATTTACAGATTGTGGCTGTCCTGCAGGCGGTTCGTATATTGCGTTAATGGAATAAGTTATTACTACTTCAAAGTTCATTGATATATCCGCTTTTACTTTAAATGTGTAATTTGTATTTAAACCGAAAGTATTTTGTATAACGATGTCGGGCAAATTGCCTGTAGTAGTTCCTTCTAAAGTTTGATTGTATTGTCCGTCTTGATAAACGTCTATATAATAAGTTCCTACAGCACTTTGAGTTATAACGTTTATTTTTATTTTATGGTCTATAACATTGTTTGCGTATTGTACGTTAATGCTGTTTTCTGTTAGGTCTATATAAGTGTTTGCGGGTTGTAATCCTAATGCTGTGTAATTTACATCCGTGTTAGTTGTTATAATTAAATTAAAATCTATTTCTTGGGCTTCCGTAATAAACTGCCATTCGTTCGTGTTTTTGCCGAATAAAAAGCACTTTGTAAATCTTGGGTCTGTTAAAAAAGTTCCTGTAAATGTTAGCCCGTAAGTGTTTTCTATTGCTTCAAATAACTTACTTACTTTAACTGCAGGAAAAAGTTCATCATATTGGATAGCCCCTCCGTTTGTTGTTATGTCTTCGGCTGTAGCATCGCCATACGTCCAAAATCTTGTATTTGCTATTAGTGGATAGCGTACGTCGTAGTCTGTAGCCGTGTCCGTAATTCTGTTGTATATCTCTGTGCCGTCATAGGCGAATTCTAACGAAGTTAAATCCAAGTTGTTAAGCTTATCTTCGCCAAAGGCATCTTTAAGCGTTCTAATGTCGCCATAGAACGTTATAGTGTAGCTTTCTACGTGTCCGTCTTTTAGGTTCGCTTTTTCTAGTTGTATTTTTCCCCTTCTAAAATCTGTTAAGTCTATTTCTATTTTTGCCCTTCTTCGTATGTTGTGGTCTATTGTTCCATCTACGTCACTTTGATAAAAGTGTTCAAAAATTTCATTATTATAAGGGCTTGCAGGTACGGTAAAAGATTGGCTAAAGTCTGTAAATACTTTGCTTATGTCTGCGATGTTTTGAACTGAACTATTAACGCTTATTTGTTCATCTTGAAATAGTTCTAATCTTCGGCCTTCTATGTATACTTGTACGCTTCGCATTATATTACGCTGTTAATTGAATTGTAAGCAAATTGGAATTCTAGTTGATAGTTTATAGTTCCTTTGTTTATTCCTTTGAATAGTTCCGTGTTTTTGGTGTTTAGTTGGGCAGGTTTTCCGTCTATTAAAATTCTTTCGCTAAACATTAAATCTTGAATAACATTCTTGTAAGATTCTTTTACCCAATCAGTATTAACTTTTATTTTTTTAGTTCCGTTTACGTTAAAGATTTTTCTTTGTCCTTCTTGTGTGTCGTAGCTTGGCAAAGTAGATTGTAATAAATTGTATTCCGTGTTTTCTACGCCTAAAGAATCCGTACTAACTGCAAAGAACCAAGTACGTTGCCATGCGCCATATTTATTAACAAAGTCACAAGCTACAGGAATGTATTTAGGAACGCATTTAGGAACCATTGTAAAGCTGTGTACTACGTTTAATCCTGCATCTATTATTTCAACTAAATTGCCGTCTGCATAGTAAAGCGGATAAACTCTGTAAAGGTCGTACCAATCGTCAGAAACTATGCTATAACTAAAAGAAGCCGCTGTTACTAAATTCGTATATTTTACATCGAATCCGTTTTCTAAATAACAAGTTGCTATTCCGCCATTGTAAAGAATTCCACTAGGCGCTGTTAAAGTTATATCAGGGTCGTAAGGATAATAATACGTTTCGCTGTCTAAATGATAGTTTCCTAAATCGTAATTGCTTCCGTCTTCGTATAGTGTGTAGCCATCAAAAGCAAAGTAATTAGTAGTATCTAAAAGCGTATCTACGCCTACTACTGTTTTATAACGTTTTATTTGTACGTTGCAGTATTCGTCTGTACTTGTAAGCTTTGCGTTCGTGTTATAGTTGTTTAAATAAGTTGCGTGGCTTATGTATTCACGAATATAAGGGCTTACATTATAAAGCGTTTGCAAGTTTGTTGAAGATGGAATACTTTTACTTAAAGTATACGTAGCACTAGCAGGTACGCTACCTGTGTTCCAAAGATAAATTTCTATTTTAGAAGCCGTTTGATTTAATTCGTTTACTTCTATTATGTAGGGGCTTCGTGCAAATATGTTACTCATTTCTTTAAGTTTTCTCTTGTTATTTCATCAAATAATTGAAGCATATCTAGTCCGTATTTTTCCACAAGTTGGTTAGGCAATCTTTTAAACGCTGATTCAAATGGCTTTGTAAAAAATAAACTTGGCTTTAATCCTTTTTGCCATATTGAACGAACTATTAAATGTGCTGTAGATTCGTGACTTGTATATCTTCCTTTTTTATCTCTAAATTGTATGTTTTTTCTTTTTACCCATTCTAAAATGCCTTTCCTTAATCCTCCTTTTTCTCCCGAACCTGTGCCAAATTTAAAGCCGCCTGTTCCTGAAGAAACGCCTGCTACACCTTGGTCTTGAAAGAATCCATAATCAGGCATTTCAAAAGATATTTGAATACTATTCTTTGATTCTTTAACGTAGCCTGTTATATTTTCTTTTAGGTTTCCTGTATTGGTAGGAGCGTTCGCCTTCGCTTGTTGTATAACGTAGTCTTTGAATTCATTTAAAAAATCTTGTACATTCTTTAACATATCGTCATATCATTAGGTAGTAATACGTCAAAGGTCATTGTCCAACCTGCCAATTTGTTTTCGAATCTGTCTATAAATGGTTCGCAGTTTGGGTCGCCTGTTATTTGATATTTATCGTCGTATAAATCGCCCCTTCTTAAGAATTCGTACATTCTATTCAATACAGCTAACTGCGTATTTAATACGTCTACTTCATTATCATTGCCTGTAAATAAATCTTCGGTTTCGTCTTTTGATATGTCCACAATATCCATAGCTAATACGCTAATGTTTGCTTGTTGAACGTTATTAACAAACTGCACGTTATTAACTATGATATGGACCAAAGGAAATATAGTTTGTTTGTTTAGGTCTACTCTGAAAATATCGCCCTGCGTTACTGTATTCACTATAGGGTCTGCTTCAAAGTGTTCTTTCATTCGTGTTATTAAGTCGTAGTAACCTGTCATTTTCTATATTGTTTTCTTATTTCGTTGTTTTCAATTTGGTTCTTTTGCTTTTCGAACGTGAGATAGGTGAGACATTTAGTAAGGGGTAATCTTGTAACCTCGTCAAATTTCGTGAGGTCTCCTTTAGCGATTCCATAAATACTTCCATACCATCCCCATCGTTTATTGAATTGTCCTCGTTCTGTGAAATCGCTGAAATTATGTTGTTCGTCTTCATCTCGCGTTGTAAATAGTTCAGTGTAGCTGTTAATAATTCGCTTCCTAAACTCCAAAAAAAAAGAAAGGCACCTATTGAAACGCCTAACGGGGCAAACTTCATTAATTCCTGCATATCTGCATTAGGCTCATATTCTGATATGTCGTAATTTTCGCCTGTTCTTTTAGTTATTGGTCTGTACATTACTGCCATCGCTTTGTGGAAATTGTCCCAATCTTGTAAATAGTTTTCTAAATCTACGTATTCACCAAAAGTTATTTCTTCTAAATTGGGTATAAATCCAAATTCGTGTTCTTCTATTTTAAAAGACTTTTCTAAAAATGGCTTTCTTTTAAACAATTCTGTAAAGTGTGCTATTAACTTGTTTAAATCATTAAACTTAATTTTTGCTATTTCTGATAACTTAATAGCGCAGAAAATTTCAATCATTTTTTGTGCTATGAATTCTTCGTCGTTCGAATTCTTTTGAACTTTTAAAAATTGTTGATACCTACTTAATGGTATTTCATTTAAGGATGTTGGGACTTTTAAATCTACCTTCATATTATTATAACTTTATTTTCGTGTTTTTGTATTACCTGATATTGTAAGAGCCATAATTAGCCCTTATTCCGATTGTTTCCATTTCGTGATAACGTAGCGCATCAATAGCGTGATTGAAATGGTCTATAGGCTTGTTTAGTTTAACGCCTTGTTTGTCTATATCCCAAATATAAGAACGCAGTTCTTTGA